GCCAGAGACTACAGAAAAGAATACGACAATTATCATGCTCGGCCAGAACAAAGAGAACGTAATGCAGCTAGATTGAGAGCTCGTAGGTTGATGGTGAAGTCAGGCAAAGTGGAAAAATTTGATAAGATGGATGTTCATCATAAAGATAATGACCCTCTAAACAACGAAGAAGATAATCTTGAGGTAACTACTCAAACTTGGAATAGAACAGAGCCAAGATTAAGAAAAGAAGAAGTCAATGAATTTCAGATGTCAGGCCGTCAACAGATTGTACAAATTCAAAAATATCTAGATGACATGAGAGTTTCTGGAGATGGAACTTCTAAGGGTGTGAATGTTGTAAAGAAAAAAAGTATAGAAAAACGATTCAATCTCAAAGATGTGAAATTAGACAAAAACGGAAAATTGATATCATACAAAACTGATAGAGGGCAGTTAATTTCTGCTAATGAGTGTGATTGTTTTGACCACGAACTTACTGAAGCTGAGTATCAAGGTAGGAAGGTCAAACTCAACGAACCAACTCGTGCACCTACTGGTGATAGAAAGAAGTTCTATGTGTATGTGAAAAATGATAAAGGAAACATTATCAAACTAGGATTCGGTGACCCAAACTCGGAAATCAAACGAGATGATCCAAAACGAAGAGCTGCATTTCGTTCAAGACATAGCTGTGATGATGATATCGGACCTAAGTGGAAAGCAAGATATTGGAGTTGTTACCAATGGAGAGCTGGAGCAAAGGTAGATAACTAATGAAAAATATATGGAATAAATTCACCGCGTGGTTATCGGGATGGCCGGAATCTAAAAATAGAAAATCAGAAAGAGAACAAATATATCTTTTTGAAGAAGAAAAAGAGTTGAGAACAAAACAAGAAGAAAAAAAATGAAATCCTTTAAGACATATTTAAAAGAATTTGCTCCTACAAGTACTTCAGATATAATATTTGTAGGATCTCCAGACGCTGTGGAAGATGCTCAAACTTTAATGATTCCTATGGCTTCTTCTATGTTCAACCGAATCTTTCCAGACACGATTCGTACAACAGTATTTCATGCATTGGGTGCAGAAGACCTAGAGGGTCTAAAAAAGATAGAAGGAAAAAAGAAGTCTGTTTCAGCATTTTTTAAAATGTTGGCGAGTGAAATGGAAAGTGGTATCGCTTCAGATGGTGGTGTTGTTGCAGAACTGGAAGGTGATATTATTGTATCAAATCACTCTGATATTAATACTGCGGTTGACAATACAGGAAGAAGATGGGCTCCAATGGATTATCTTATGCATAGTGAACGCAAATCTCCTCAAATGAAATCAGTATTTAAAGACCTTGATAAACTAATAGTGAGTCTTATTGCCAAACATACATCATTTAATAGAAAAACACCTTATGTTTATTGGGCACGAATGAAATCAGAAATAAATGATAATAAGAAACTAAGTTTGTTGATAAAAGACTATTATGATGGAATAGAAACAGTTTTTAAGAAACACAAAACGATAATAGGAAAAGCATTATATGGTTATGCAACAACCAATAAGTTGACAGAATATGCCTGGGATGAACAGGTAGTTAACAACATTAAAATTAAAAAAATTCATATTCTACCAGATGAATTGGACGATGAAGATATGGATGATATAAAAACCTTTGTAGAAACCCACAGGATACCAATAAAGTCATGGGATAGTTCTTCCGCGCTACAAACACACATAGCAGGGATAACAAGAAAATGAAATCCTTTAAACAATATCTAACAGAAAGAGGAACAAGTCTATCATATTTGTTGTTTCTTCCAAGAATTGGTTACTATGATCAACTGATGATTCCTATATCTTCATCTATGTTCAAAAGGATATGGCCAGACACACTCCGAGCAACAGTATTTCATACAACGGATGGAAAAGGTATTAAGAAGATAGCAAAACTTCAAGGAAAGAAAAGTCAAATATCTGCATTTTTCTCAATGATGTCTCGTTATATGGATATCGGTGTTGCAACTCAAGGTGGTGTTCATTCAGTATTAGAGATGGACGCTGATGTTCTTCTGTCTGCTTCAGGTGATGTGATGAGTCATTTAGACCAACAAGGTAGAAGGTGGACATCTATAAGTGACCTCAAAGAGACTTCTAGGTTCGTGAAGTTTGGTGCGGTAGAGAAAGACCTCCAGAAAATGTTTGACCCTCTGGTTAAGAAATATCTCAAAAAAGGTGAGTTTCAAGAGAACGCAACAGTATGGGAACTTTGGAGAATGGCGGAGAGAAAAGTTGACAAAAAAACAATGAGTATGATAATAAAAGATTACATGGATGGAATGGAAAGAGTTATCAAGAAAAACATTGATACATTTAGTTCCGCCATGTTGAGTTACGCAAAGAACAGGTCAACTGATTTATCGTGGGATGAACAAATAGTCAATAATTTCAAAGTTAAGACTGCACATTTTTTTAAACTAAAACTACTAAGAGGCGAGAATTCTTTGTTACCAGAACAACAAGAATTGATGGAGTTTGCAAAGTCTAAGGGGTGGACAATAAAAATGTGGGATGCACCTATAGAGTTAGAAGTATACACACGGCAAGTTGCTGCAAAGGAACTAGGTAAACCTAAACCCACTAAACCTGCAAAGAGAAGTATTTCTTACTAAAAAGGAAATAGGAAAATGAAAACATTTAAAGAATTCAATGAAGCTTGCTGGGATGGTTACAGGCAAGACGGTATGAAGAAAAAAGATGGTAAGATGGTTCCCAATTGTGTTCCAATTGGTGAAGTTTCTCAGGATAAGGAGATTGGAGATAGAGAAGGTTCTCAACCCAAAAAAAACTACGCTGGAGATATGGCTAAGTCAACGAAACAGTCACGAGCCAGACACTTTGATAAAAAGAAGAAAGGTCCTGCTCCTGGCGATGCATCAGCGAAGACCAAACCATCTAAACACACGAAGAAATATGACCAGATGTTTGGTGAAGCACAGATTGAGGGATTGAAAAATAAAGCAGAAAAGACAGGAATCTCTTACGGAATATTGAAACAGGTTTACGATAGAGGAATGGCTGCATATAAGTCAGGTCATCGGCCAGGTGCAACTGCTCAACAATGGGCATTCGCAAGAGTCAATAGTTTCGTTACGAAGAGTAAGGGAACATGGGGTGGAGCAGATAAGGATTTGGCTGCAAAAGTTCGTGGATGAAAACAGAAATAAACTAAATAGGTAAAGATGGCAGATGATTTTGATTTTGGGTTCAGTGCAGTATCTACTGAGGAATTCAAAAAAACACAACCAACCGAAACAAAAGTTCAGAAACCAGCAGTATCAACTACTGAGTTTAAAGAACTGAAATCGAAAATAGATTCTATTGTTGGTATGATACAGACACTAGGTGACAATGACGATACTAGTTTGTTCGATGAGACTGGCGAAAAGATTTCTCGATTAGAAGGAAAAATAGACAAAATTCTCGCGATGGAATCTTCTCAAGCGGTAACTGCATTAACTGAACAAGGTAGTTCTATTCGTGCTGTTATAGATGAAGTTGAAGAACGAAAAGGTGAATTAAACGAAAAGTTCATAGGAAAACTCAAAGAATTAGAATCTCTGGTAATACCGATGTTGAAAGGTCTGATGAAAAATGCAGAGAAGGAATACATCTACTGGCCGGGAAGAACTCCAATATTGGAAAAACAAATAGAAAAAGTATACTCCATAACGAGACCAGAATGAAAAAATTCAAAGAATATATTCAACTCAAAGAAGCAACAGACATCACCAAATATTCTGCTTCAGATTTGAAGAGTGTTTTTTCTAAATTTCTTTACATGGATGATTCTCGTGCTGGAAAAGAGAGTGGAAATTTAAAAGGAAGTGATAATAGAATTTTACCGAATGATAAACAACTTCCCACAGCATTGTATATGACTGTTACAGGGCCGGATAAGAGTGGAAGTTTTCTCTATCCAAAAGGTTCTTATCATGTTGGATTCGGTAGAGTAAATGCATCTGGTGAAGTGGTTACGGCTTTTGCGGGAACAGCAAGACTTGTGACTTATGAGTTAGACGATGCGAAACAATATGTTAAGAAATTCAGTAATCTTTCTCTTATCAAGAAACAAATGGATAAGGGAAACAAAGGAATGGGTGCTTGGCCTGCTACTTATGATCTGACAGGAGATTTTAAAGGTCAAGGTAAAGGTAGTAAAATAATAAAGATAGACAGTATGGATGAGATAAAATACTAATGAAAACTTTCAAGGATTATATCATAGAATTTGATACTCCACAAATCTATTGTGATATGGATGGAGTGATTGCAGATTTTCTCAAATTCACATCATCGCATCTAGGTCATCCGTTCAAAGATGAATACTGGAAAGATTTGCCAGACGATACGTTTTATCAACTTCCACCTATGCCAGATGCGAAAAAATTGTGGGGATTTATTTCAAGATATAATCCATTCATTCTGACCGCTATTCCTAGAAGTGGAAGAGGTCCGATATCAAAACGTGCTGCTGATGACAAGAAGAGATGGATGAAAAAACATTTTGGTGTACCCGAAAACAGAATATATGCTGTATCAAGAGTTGACAAAGCACAGTTCGCAAAAGATGGAAGAGATGGTAGACCAAACCTGTTAATCGATGACCACGCAAAAAACATACAAGCTTTCACTAAAATCGGTGGATTGGGGATAGTTCACACCTCTGCATCGAATACAATCGCCGAAATGAAGAAATTGGGTTACAAGTAATTATAAATATTAATAACCAAAACTATTATAGAATTCAAAGGAAATTATGTTAAAAACCTCTCACATGCAAGAAATGAAGCGTCGATATCTTTCGATGTATATTCCAGCTGAAACGTTGGACGACCAGTTCAACGAACATTGTGGAGTTTGCGATGAACAGGGCATCGAAGAGGCGGTTCTGAACGAGGCATTGAAACCAAGAGATAAAGCAGTCATTGATGCATTTTACAGTAGAAAAGGAAACTTAGCAAGTAATCTTCTTTCTGTAGAGGGGGGTAAATTAACTAAAATGGGAATGGGCGGTCAAGAAATTGCAATATGGAAAAATGATAAAATTGTAATAAATGCTAAAATGGATGTTAAATCAACAGAGGAAATAGTTAGATATATGAAAAAGTCTATACCTTCTGGAGTATTTGAAGAAGTTGAGATTGCTGAAGGATGGAAAGCAGGTAAATATACAATCAAGGATGATAAAGGTAAAATACTTGGCACATACAGTTCTGGTGGTAAAGCTCAAAAAGCAATGAATGACCTTATGCAAAAAGGTGATTACGATAAACTTGAAGTGGCAATGGTAGAAGAAGTTGAGATAGAAG